AAGGCGGGTTATAACCGCATCTATTATCTGCTGTTGTTTGTTCGCCATATCAGTCCTCTGTCAGATAGATCTCCCTTAATCCCTTTTTATCAGGCATGATCTCATACACGTTATAGACCTTAGCGTCGTCCCCGCCCGGGTTTATCTCAAAGGTATCAGCCTTTGAGATATCAGGCACATCCTCAGTTTTAACCAGAACCCTGGGCTGTGTTGTTATAACGTCACCGTGTACGATCTCGCCCTCATCGTCAAAGATCGCGGAGATCGTATCATCAACAGCGTCATGCGTATATGTTACATCATCCGCGAAATCGTCAAAAAAAACATCCAGGTCGTCATGCACATCATCAAGAAAGCTCATTATTCCGGGCTCTCCAATTCTGTTATTGCCTGTATAAGCTCGTCTTTTACGAGCTTATCAGGATCCTCAATACCGAGACTTCCTGCGATCTCAACAAGCTCGGCCTTTGTGAGCTTTTTGAGATTTACCGGATCTTCAAAGAGCTGAGTTTTATCCTCTTCCGGAGCCTCTTCAACAGGCTGTAACGACTTCACAAGAGATTTATTCACCTCTCCGTCATAGCCTATCTCTTCGCCCCTTTTGAACTGAACCCGGCCTGTTACCTCGTATTGATCATCCATGCCCTTAACAGGCTTTAAGGCATGAGCGCGGGACCTGTACTGCTCGTCCGTGAGCTCCAGTGTCCCGCTCATAATATTCACAAACAAAGCTGTTACTATATATCTTATCATGCCTGAGCCCCCTTTACGCCAGGGTTCCAAGACATGCGTGCTGCCAGTAGCCATAGCCCACGTTCCTTGAAGCGGACACGCCGTAGCGATGCTTTTTCTCGTTGAATTCGAGCTCTGATCCCTCGGCAATTGCATCCAGCTTTACAAGCTCTTCTTCCTGCCTGATAAAGGGCTTTACATTTCCGTCAGCCCTGAACACGGCAAGCTTGGTTGTCCAGGTGAGCCTTGTATTTACAACAGGCTTTATCTCGAAATCAGCGGTTGCTATGGTGTTTGTTCTGCCTGAAGTAAGTACAGGATTGTTTATGGCGGCCAGAGCTGCAGACATGAAGGGAACCGGCACCATTACTATGAATGACTTTGCTCCTTCATTCATAGGCTCTCCCTGATCGTCTTTGAATCCCAGTATTGCCTGTATGATCTGCAATATTGAAAGCTCCATCTCCTCCGGAGAGGGCGCTGTTGTTGACCCGTGCTGATTGCACGGCAGCTCAGATATGTCTATTGACAGATCGTTATCCTGAGCGCCGCTGTCGCCCTCGCTGTGGTCAGTATCAAAGAAATACTGGCCGTCATAGCAGGTGTTTGATTCGCCGTTTATGATGAGAGTTGAGAGAAGTTTTGCCCAGTGCGCGTTTGTCCTGTCAGCCATCTCTCTTATCCGCACCAATATCTGGCCAGTCTTATCCCGCTTGAGCTCTTTTATAAGGACCTCCATTGTTGCCTCAAAATCGAGATTCTTTATCTCAATTCCGTTCTCGCGGAAGCCCTTTGCACTTCTGCCTCCTATCCACTCGCGCATTACCGGGGCCATGCCGAGCCATTTGTACTCCTCTGAGGCCTGATCCGATTGAAACAGCATTGAGAGCGGATCAACCCATTCGGCCCCAACCTTCTGCTGGAGCCTGGCGTAAAATTCGCCGATTATTGCTCTTGAACTTAATTCTCCTGCGCCCATTATATGTTTTCCTCCTTATTTTCTTAATTTTATATCAAAGGCTTCACTATCAAGTGAACCGTCATCTTGCCTGCGGCGCTTGTCCCGCTTGTATTCTGGGTGCATGCGCAGTCAACATATTCGCCTGCGGCAACGACCTTGCCTGCGTCCCCTGTTGCCGCTTCGTGCAGGAAGAATCCCTCGATAACGTCATTTACTGCGTCCGCCCCGCCGTCGCTTGCGGTCAGAGTGCATATTGCATTGTCGGATTCGTCTGAGATCGTTACAACGCCCTGATCCTCAGTGCCTCCGCCGAACTGCTCTGTTACAACGCCGAATGCCGCAATTATAATGAGCCCGTCAGGGTTCTGATGAGCGGGTATGAGCTCAACCGAAGCAGAATCGGTCTCGCAGTCAACCTCTACAACATAGGGCTCAACAGCCTTTTCCGTGTTGAATTCCACTATTGCCGTATTGGTTGTAACATACCTGTAGACCTTTCCTACAAGGCTGCTGCTTCCGCGCGTGAGGGTAAATGTGTTGTCGTCTGAAGCGTAAACAGGCTTGCCTACGTCTGTGATCGCAACGCCGGATATGGTAAGCTTTACCTTGCCCTTTGTCTTGAGGCGGACATTCTTGTCGCCTGCTGATCCTGCGCTGTTGTCAGCCTTGCTCTCAGCAAAGCCCCTGAACTGATCCCCTGCAACCAGAGGCCTCATATATCCTGCGCCGTTGTCGCCGACCGCTGCGCCTTCGTATATGATGTCTGCGGCTATAACAGGGAGCTCGTTTACATCGCCAAGTTCAAAGTCCCTGGCATTATCCTGTGCTAAAGTTGTCATGATTATTTACCCTCCCTATGTCCTAAGATTTTGGCATTACCTGCCCTGCTTGCCTCTATATAGGCAAGATATGAATCGAAATTATTCACAAACTCTGCCCTCAGTTTGGAATCTTTTTCCCATTCCGCCTTTGCCTGCTCTTCAACCGGCCTCTGGTCCTCTTTCGGCTCAGGCTCTTTTGTCTCAGGCTCTGCAGAGTCAACTGCGCCCGGGCTGTCGGTCTGAATATTCTCCAAAACCTTCTCGTTCTTCTCTTTTTCAGCCTTTACGACCTGCGCTGCGGCCTGGTCGCCTGTTGTATGGCCGTCAAACATGAGAGACTCAATGAGCGCCTCATGTCCCGGGATAAGCTGTTCCTTTACAGCCTTTATCCTGTCTAATTCAGCCTGAGCGCCTTCCTGTCTGGCCTCGTCTGCGGCTGATTTAACTTTATCATCCGTGTTTTTTTCCGCCTCAGCCGCACCAAGCTTTTTGGCCTCTTGAAAAACAGCAGGATGATCCATTTCCAAAGTCTGTATATCCACTGTGTCCTCCTTTTCTGTAATATTTTCAGTTTCACCTGAATCTTCCGCATTCTCAGCACCGGAGCCTGCGTCTGCCTGTGAATACTGATCTTTTGATACGACCGGAACACCGCCGGTATTATTAATAAGCAGGTCTCTGGCTGAAACACCGTCAGCCAGGCCCGCGTCTATTGCCTGTGTGCCTATAAAAATGCGCCCGTCCGCCATATTTTTAAGCACCGTTTCAACTGATTCATTCCTGTTCCGCGCAACGTCATTCACGAATATGGAATACAGGTAATCGATCTGGCCCTGAAGGTATGCCTTTTCCTCTTTTGAGAGGGGCTTGTTCGGGGATCCCGCGCGCTTGTATTTTCCCGCGTATATCTCTGTTACATTTACTCCGTACTTTTTATCCTGCTCTGAGAAATCCATGTGAACCATAACAACGCCTATTGACCCGATCTCCACAGTATCGCCGGATATATAAATCTTATCAGCGGCCGAGCCTATCCAGTAAGCGGCTGAGGCAATCATGCCGTCAGTGAATGCAGTAACCGGCTTTTTGCCCCTGTTCTCGAAAATTGCGTTTGCCAGCTCCTGAGTTCCGTCAACGGACCCGCCCGGAGAGTCAATATCAAGCAGTATCTCATCAACCTCAGGATCATTAACAGCCTGAAGGAATGCCTCGCGTATCTTTACTGTTGATGATGCACCGTACAGCACGCGCATAAATGCTGATGGATTTTTGGAGAGCACCCCTTTTACCGGAATAACGGCCTTCCCGTTAATGACCTCATAAGAAGCGTCCTGCGGATCCTGCAGGGATAATATCTTTGATTCAAGCGCTTCAAAATCGAGCTTGGGGCCTCTGATATGCGCATTGTATATATCAACAATTCCCTGTATTTTGTCCCTGCGTATTGCCCAGGGCGATGTTAAGATATCAATCAGCTTCATTGTTTATCTCCTTAAAAAATTTATTCTCTTTGCGGATCTCGACCTTATTCCTGTCAAAGTCCTCTCCTGAGTATTCCCTTGTCTCGCGCTTTCTCGTTGATATGCCGAGTGCTACCCTTTTCTCTGCCGCGTTTATCTCTTTATATGGATCAATGTGCCCCTGCGACGGCCCTACCCATTCTGCGCCGAGATATGCCTTTCTTATGAGCGGATCGTCGAAAAACCCGGGAGCTGTTATCCTGCCGAGAGCGGCCGCCTCCCACATCCATATCTCATATATTGGATTGCAGAATTTGCCGGCAAACCACGCGCGTCTTGACTTGAATACCCGCCAGGCCTCAAGTATGGCGCCGCGTGATGCTGAATAACTCTTTGTAAAATGCTTCATTAAGACCTCAAAGGGCATCTCAAGGCCCACTGCTATCTGTTTTAGAATACTTATGATAAAGGGATCAAAGGCTGAATTCGGCCTGCCAGGGTTTACGGTTTCCACGTCCTCGCCCGGGTGAAGCCCTATTATTGAGCCGTTGCCGAGCTCGTAATCGTCTTCTTCGCTTGTATTACCTGTGGATTGAGCTGACGGAACTGATGAGAAGTCCGGATTTCCTGATTCCGTTTTTACAAATACCGTGAGCATTCCGCTTATTACCGCGGCCATGAGCTCCGCTTCCGTGTATTTCTGAAGCTGTCTTAATGATTCTATTACAGGAGTAAGAATAGGTATTCCGCGCGTCTGTCCGGATCGGAGCACCCTGTATATGTGCAGTACGTTCCTGAGGCCTGTCTCTTTTCCGAAAGCCTGAACCTCTTTCCATTCCTTACCTGCCAGCCGGCTGCCCGGATGCTGTCTGCATATATGGTATTTTACAGGAGCCCCGTTTTGGTCCTTTTCTATGCCGTCATATAATCTGTTGTTTGAGTCCGGTAATTTGCCGTTAAGCTTTCCTGTAGGATTGCTTACCCTGTCAGCCTCTATCATCTGGAGCCTGAGGCTGTACGGGGATCCGGAGCGCCTGATCCTCGGCGTGAGCACAAAATGATCGCCGTTTTCAAGGAATTGCCTGAATGAGAGCTCCTGAAGCTCGTAAAAATTGAGAGTGCGCTCAATATCGCATTCCTGTGTCTCAGCCCAGAGCCTGAACTCGCGCTCTACATGTTTTTCCCATTCGTCAGCCTGTTCATCCGTCATTCCGAGGAGTTCCGCGTCCACTTTTGAGTGAAGCTGAAGCCCAGATCCTATGATATTTGTGCATTTTGTGTTTATTGCCCCGCCTGCAATAGGATTGTTGCGTATGAGATCCCTGCTTCTGTCAACAAGCGTCTGCCTTTCGTAAAGCATGGCCGAGTCTGCGTCTGTGTCCCATGGATTGAACAGTTTGAGAGAACTCTTGCTCTTTGATGCGCCCTCGTATGCTGAATGAAGCGCAAGCCTGAGCCTTGCCTCGCGCCTTTTTAAGGCTGTACGCGGAGCAACAAACTCAATTGCCTTATCGAGTTTGTTTTCCTTGATCTCTATTCTTCTTTTGCGCTTTCTCAATTCGGCACTATCCTTTTAACC